TGGATTCTATCTTGAGAAAGGTAACATGTATGTGCAGAACGTTCCTGTCCCTGCTGCATGGAATTTGCACACTGCCGTCGCGGGCACTGATTTTATTCAAAGTACCGGTGGCTGGGATACGGTTCTAGTGAACAGCTTCACTTGCAATAGATACTACAGATCAATTTACGCGACAGTCCCGACAGGTAAAACGTTAACCAACTGGAAAGTCTCTCAATTCTATGGAGACTACTCTAAAGAGGGAGCAATATTTGAGACTCAGATCGTTGGAGCTAATCCAGGCGGGACTATAACCAATATCAGCATAAGCCAAGCGTGGTTTGTAGGAAATAATGCTAACTCGTTTACTCTTCAAGTCTTAGACCCGGTGAAAGGGCTCATAAATGATGTTATACTCGAAGAGTGTGAGTTTATGCTATCAGGAACCAATGGGCTGTATTGCTCAGGAGTAACATCGTCTATAAAAGGAATACGGGTATCGGGGTGCAAAACTCGCGGCAATGCGCTGTCTGGTAGTGGCGATGGTATGTATTTTGATGGAGTAACCGACTTCCAAGTTACAGATAATACGTGTGGAACATCGTCTAGCGGATTTGCGCCGCTAGTCGGCCAAGCTATTAACGGGCTGACAATAACAGCAAACTGCCGGAGATACGGAGTAACAGGAAACCACTCAACCGGCGCTACGGCTGACTACAGTATAACAAATCCTACCTCGCAACCTGCTGGCTGTCTTGTGACAGGCAACCACAATATAGCTGGTGCACTACCAACATACTGCACCACTAGCACAGCGGCGGCTCCCGCATCGGGTGCTAACGAGACAAATGCCTCACCGTTCTTAGTTGACTACTACTCATTCGGGGGAACGGTAACATCTGTGAGAATAAATGCAACTCCGATAGGGGGGGCTAATGGAACTACAGCAAGATTACGTCCAGGTGATGCTTGGTCATCTGTATACACTGTTGCACCAAGCTTGGTGAGGATTGTCCAGCCATAAAGGAGAATAAATGTTTTCATCATTAATTTCATTCTTGGGAGGATCTGCCTTCCGCATGATGTGGGGGGAGATCTCCGCATTCTTCACAGCTAAGCAAGAGCATGTCTACGAAATTGAACGCATGAAGGTTCAAGGACTGCTTGAAGATGAACAACATCAGCGTAACATGGAGGCTATCAAGATTCAAGCTGAGCTTGGCGTGAAGGTAATCGAAGCACAGCGTGAGGCAGACCTTGATCGTATCGAGTATGGAGCCTGGGCTTCTGTAGTTGAGTCCACTACCAAGCTAACTGGAATCAAGTTCATTGATGCTTGGAACGGGGCTATCCGCCCTGCCCTTGCCACAATGGCCATGTTCATTATTATTGGCGAAGTAGTCTCTACGGGGTTCGCTCTGTCAATGTGGGTGATGGACTTGGTAGCTGCTATCCTAGGTATCTATATGGCTGATCGTAGCCTGATGAAGCGTGGAAAATGAATATTGACTTGGCTATTGAAGTTGCCCAAGCCCTTATTCGCAGATGGGAGGGCTGTTATCTACGGCCCTATCTCTGCCCTGCTGGAGTCCCTACAATCGGTTATGGAGCGACTTACTACGAAGATGGCACTAGGGTAGCCCTAACTGACGATCCAATCTCCAAAGAGCGTGCAGAGGCTCTGCTGGTGTGGATGGTAAAGACCAAGTACCTTCCTCCGGTCTTGAAGCTCTGCCCAGGGATTGACAATCCTGATAGGATTGCTGCCATCATTGACTTTACTTTCAACCTTGGAACCTTGGAGCAACGAATCTTAAGGTCTCCACTCTCCGTAAACGTATCAACAAAGGAGAGTGGGAGAAAGTTCCTAAAGAGCTACGGAAGTGGGTGTGGGCAGGGGGTAAAAAGCTGAAGGGATTAATGAAGCGCAGAGAAGCGGAGATTAAACTGCTGTAAGGAGTGTGATATGGCCGACAACATTATCGACCTCAGCAAGAAGCGGGGTGAGAAAGAAGCTGTTGAGGATGAGGCAGTGCTGGTGTGCTGCTCAGAGTGTGGAGGAGTATTATTTGCGCCTATGCTGTTCCAAGGCTCACTAATTTTCCAATGTGCCCATGAGCCTTGTGGAGAAGTGTATCAATTTGTAGAGCTACGAGATGCTGTACTAGATGAGGAGGATTAAATATGGCCTGTAAGAAAGGCGGAAAGAAGAAGAAGTAACCGGCAGATTAACCGGCAATAATCGTATGCAATATGCAAATAGTATGTTGGTATTGCTTGGAATATAGCCAGTTATTGACCGGCAAAAGCGTGTAGAATGAACAATACACGGTGTAACAGGTAGGCAAAAAGAAGCCCCGTTGGATTGCTCCTTCGGGGCTTTTTGTTTTATTCCTCTTCTGCAAAATAGTCTTCAATGAATTCCATCATCTCTGACCAGTCGGTGAATACATATGGGCCGCGAACCACTTTATCCGAATGTTCACAAGGATTATATGGAGCTTCACTATACCGGTCTACTTCTAGTACCCAACCATTGTTTGCTTCACGAATATTACAATTACGCATCATTCACACTCCTCTTTTCCACATTTAGCTAGGTTGCTAATCTTCCTAACTGTCTCTTCGATTGTATTGCCTGTCATTCCAGCTATGATATTAACAATGGCAATATATTCCATTGTGCCTGTATTCTGTAGGCATATCTTAGCCATTTCCTGAAGATGCTCTGAGTTGTATTTACTCATACACCGCAGCTCCCACCGTGCCCACTGATATCACAAATGTCATGTTCTTCAAAAACAGTTCCAGTGTGCTTCAATGCTTTGTCGTATTCTACAGTAGTCAATGGTTGACCCCCTCGGCTGCCATCAGGATAACAAGTAAACCCACGAAGCCTAGGAGCATACTTAGCAAGGAGTGTTGAAAATTCTTGCACCTTGTCTTCATTATTCTCCTTACTTCCCCACTGAGGGAGGTTGATTGTAGAACTGATTGACATGTCCACATAGTCTTGAATATCTGCTTGGAATTTCAATCGGCGCTCTGGGTCTTTAGCTAAATCAAGGGCAGTTTCAATCTCATTTGGATTAACTCCATAATCACGAATCATCTGCTCTGCCGTGCTATCTACTACATACTCGTATTTCCACTTATCACCATCCACAAGATAACGGCGCTTATAGGCAACTGCAAATAGAGGCTCAATTCCAGTAGTCGTTCCAGCCAATATACCAATCGACCCCGTGGGCGCAATTGCTCTATAACCAGCAGGACGACTGAGATAAAGACGGTCGCAATGCTCATTAGCAGCCAACTCACTTTCAGTACGGTAAACATCTAACCACCTGTGCAATTCTTCAGTCACTTCATATCGTTGGCCACGCTTCATAAGCCATTCGTGAATACCCATCAATCCAAGCCCCAGACGACGATTCTTCTCACGAACCTTGTATACTTTTTCGTAGGGCAGCTCAGCGCGAAGCGTACCACATACCAAGAACTTAGATGCTACACGAACAACATCTTTAAATTCCTCAATTGTATCAATGGCCCCCATATTAATTGAACCAAGATTGCATACATCAGAATCATCTTCACTTGTTACTTCGGTACAAGCATTACGCAGAGTTTCATTCTGCTTGTCTCCAAAGTTAAAGCTAAACCCTGGTTCTCCTGTCTTCAATGCTTGTCGGACATTCTCTACAAAAGTCCGTGGAAGAGTGCCACGATTAACTTCTTCAAGAAAGGCATCGTCATAGTTAAGACTAATATTAGTCATATCTAATGGGGCAGCATAATTAAAGTTATCCTGCTTTGCATCCCAGACTGAATAATCTTTATGGATCATCATATTCTGCCAATCCTTGGCTTTTAGGAAAGAATCAGCATCATCATGTTGCCAGTTAAGGGAAGCATAGATAGCTGACCTGCGGCTACCCCCTTGCATTACATTACGACCAATCTCATTGATCAATTTCATCAGTGGAATAGGCCCACTACTTTTCCCTCCTGTACGCTTCAGGATACGTCCTTCAGGACGAAATACAGAATAGTCTGTACCAATACCGCCACCCGTCATTAGACACGACGTAGAACGCTGTGCTAAAGCTGCCCACTCTTCACGAGTGTCCTCCTCTCCACGGAGGAGATAACAATTATTATAAAACTTGGCCTCTCGACCCGCATAGTAGACGTACCGACCACCCGGGAGGAACTTCATATCTGTAATAGCTTCTTCCAGATATTCACGTTCATCCTTGGCCATTAATGGATGTTCAGTACCACCAGCAGTACCACAGACATAATCTACAATGGTGATTGCTCGTTGATCCCAACCTTCAGATTGAGTAAGGGCATATTTATTGTAGAAGATGTTCCTTCCGAAACTATTCTTGAAAAACTCTTTAGCCATTAAACTTCATCCTTATGCTTTTCGTAGAACTCTTCTGCCTTGCTCTGACTCTGGAAACAATAACGGACACTTCCCCATGTTACATACCAACGCTTGTCACGAGTGTTGTAGGAAGGCTTACTCATTCGATTCTCCCATGCGTTTGTTAATTTCCCGTTCAATGTACCAAACAGCTTTCCGAAGATCTTCAATTGCATCCCTCTTCAAGTCACAACGCCAGATATACTTCAGAGCGCACCCTAAGTTGAACCCCATGTGTTCCGTAATCTGAATACATTCAACACCAGATGGGTGACTGGTATAGTGTTTTGGATGGGAAATAACATCCTCCTTCGGAAGAGCATCCTTGATTTTGTCAATGAAGGAGATTGATTGGTGCTTGGGACGCCAACCATCCATATCTCCGTTACATTGCTCAGCAAGACAATCTCCCATCCCATTATCGTACAGGCATGTAGCACAACTCTTCTCACTCATGATCCCACTCCCATTTAGCTGCCTCTTTATCAAACTCTCTCACAATCTCAATTACAGCCATAGCCTGTTGAATGAACAATTCCCAATAGAGTTTGCCTTCGTTCTTACCACCTTGTTTCATGTCTTGACAATCTCCAGCTAATTGCCTAGCCACTTTCTCAACGAGGTAGATTTCTCCGTCAGGACCATTGGAGCAGATAACTTCGATTCGGTCAGTCATCTTCTTCGTCCAAATCATCCACTCCCAACTCCTCCACATTCTCCAGCATCTTGTCTGGGAATGCTTCCATTAGTTCGTGGATAGTGATGCCACAGACTTCTACGAACGTGCACTCATCGTGCATATCCGCAACTCTTTGCTTAATATCTGAAATGTCAGCCATTTGTTGTACACTCATTTACTTCATAGAGACAGTCTGAATTTGCCCAGAACTTCCGTACTAGAAAAGGCAGAGGAAGTTTTTCGCATACCTCTACTTTTAATATATAATATTGGTATCCTGGTTCAATAGCCCATTTACCTGTAAGATAGACTTCTTTATCATAGTATAAGAATTTCATAGCCATTCCTTCATCAAATAGTCAAGAGATAGTTCCATTAGGTTATAATTCCCGTCTTTAACTTCATGCTTCATGATACACCCACGGAAATGACTGTTCCCTTGTGGGCCTTTGTATTCTTCATCGTGCTGGTAGAAACTACCCACTACAAGCCCTCTGAGGGTCTTCCCATTGGCTAAATGTTTCTCAGCTATGTCCTTCCCCTGCTGGTGCCCCATCGTGAAGCTGAATCCAATGTTGTTAAGCCTCTGGCTTGCTTTGCCTCCGTAGGGCTTTCCTGTCATGGGATTGTAGAAGTAATGACTATAATATACACCATCAATCTCTACTGTGTCAAGGAAGTTATGGACTTCCCATCCGTACTCTTCTAACTTGAAGTCATGGTATCCGATTGTTCCTTCCTTCGAGGATTGGGTCTTTGTCAACAGCTCTTGCAATTCTTTGTTCGTGGTTTCCAAGAAGAAATACCATTCGTGGAAGATATTGTTGTTTCTTATTTCGTCGTTGTCTTCGATTAAACTTCATGATTGGTCCAAGGAGTTCTCCCATACCAGTGTGACCTGCTTCAATATCTGCTTTATATCGTCGTCCTTCATAGCTCTTCTTACCTTTGTCGTATTCGCTGAGAGAGGCCATGTCCCAATGATCGCCTAGATGTACAATGACTTCGGGCTTCTTGGCGACTGCATAGTTTCCGATGGCCCTGAGGTGGTCAAAATTGTCTCCGGGTTTACACTGAGTGTCGGGAATTATCAGGTGTTTAGTCAACTCAACACCTCCATAGCCATCCACATTGAAAGGAGATACACTTGATTAATGTTATACAGGTTAATTGGAGGCATTGTTACGCTCCTGTTTAGTCTTCACAGCATGACAAGGCTTACACAATATTTGCAGCTTGTCTACTCCCACGAAGAGTCTGTTAATAAAATTATTCCAGTCAGAATCACTACCAGCAGAAGAAATATG